ATATATTTCTTTCACTCTGACTTCCATTGTAATCACGCCGTTGTTGGGAAGCGTGAAGTGATTCACCCCCAGCACACCATTAGCCGTAAAACCAATATCTAAAGCTCCACCATCTGCCCTGATGGTGATGAACTTTGTGACATATGGGAACTGCACACGATATGGTGGAGTTGCTGTTGCTGTGCCTGAGAGAGCATATGGTAAGCCGGACACTTGATAGGCTGGCATATGATTGTAACCGGGTTCTGGCCATTGCATGATATATATTCCTTTTTGTAGATATGCTCATAACTATAGATAACCTACAAAAAGGACAACTATCATGCACGACAAACTATCTTTAGAACAATGCTGTTCTGTATTTGGTGACTCTGAATGGGCACCTCTTGCTGCCTTCCTTGCCGTTACAGAAGGTTTACAGGTGATACACCACGCACACCATTGGCAAACCAAAGGAGAGAACTTCTACGGTGATCATCTTCTCTATCAACGCCTTTACGAAGCAATCCTACCAGAGATTGATTTGATTGGTGAAAAGCTTATTGGCGTTAGTCATGACGTTTCTCTTACCAACTATTTCAAGCGTGTTAAAGCTATGGAAATGTTTTTGAAAGCTGTTACACACAGCGATCAACCATACATTGTTGTAAGTCATGACGCTGAACTAACCTATGTGCGTATGGGTGGAGAACTCATGGATCAGCTAGAACAAGCTGGATTGCTTACAAGAGGTTTAGAGCAAATGCTTGGCAATGTTTTAGACAAGCACGAAGAGCACATTTATCTTCTAGAACAACGTGTTCATTCAGCAGGTTGATTAACCTTGTTTGGTTAATCTTTTTCCACCTACTGCGATAACATAAGCATCGCTCATGTCTTTGCATTCTGGGTTGTAGATTTCTTTTCCTTTTTGGTTGCCCGTTTTGGCAACATGGCGTTTCCAAGGAAGTTCTGGATGCAAAGCTGTAACATATTCAAATATTTTCTCTTTCACGGGACGTTTATCGACTTTGGTATTCTTGAACCCAACAGCCTTGCGTGCAGATGTAACGTTCACATCAACAACTTCTGCCTTATAAGCTTTATGGGAAAGATATGATATCAAACCGTTAAACTTGGCTAGTGTAAGTAGCGTATCTGCACTGCTGAAACCTGTGCTAAACATCTTAGCATTTGCTTCAACAAATATGCGCTCGATCTTTTTATCACCAACAAGTTTTTTTATCTCTTCAATACCTCTGTCTGCCTTTTCCCACATATTACTTAGTGTGGTCGAAGTCAATTTCACAGCATCAAGAACAATAACTTGTTCGTTTTCGTCAATCAAGCATATTCCAGTACAGCTTGTGGAAATGTCTAAACCCAAATAATACTTCATATTGTTTCCTTTAACAACCTAAAATCACTTCGTTCGGATCAGGTGGCGGCGAGGCATAAAGCTCTTGTCGTTGTTTGTGTTCCATCCTTAGAACAGAAGCATAGTTTACAAGATCACGAATCTTTTTACGTAGCTCCACTCGTTCCATTGGAGACATACTGCGAGGCACACAATGACATGAACCATTAGTTGCCACACCACCAACTTTAGGAAATCTGAACACGCAACTGTGTCCACAACCATAGATGAAATCTGGTTCTTCGTTGTTCATTTCACATCACCTTCTTTTGTATTTTAGCGTATCAACGTAAAAACCTAAACCCATAAATCCCCAAATCGCAACAAACATAATCATCGCTCGGATACCTCGCAACCATATGCACGGCGAAGAGAATCAAGTGATTGATCTGGAATAATGCATGAGTATTTCAAACGATAATACGTTTTATGATTTGTTGATCGCTCTGCGTGGTCTTGCCACTTTTCTTTCAAATCAAGAAACTCAACACCAAACTTGGTTTGAAACTGTTCAACAACAGCATTGGTCCAGCCCCAACCTGTTTTGAATGCCATGTCTTTGGTACGAGGAACTTTGATATAAAGATATCGCTGTTGCTTTTGCAACATTTCGTTTGACCACACAGGATTATACAGCGCAATCCATTCGTTTTGTGCGTTACGTTGATAAGCTGATGTGAAAACCTTTGTGCGATTTCCAATTTGAAAATAATGATCGTTGGGCTCGCAATGAGCCATCATACTTTTACCTACCACAAGAGCAGTTTCAAGTGAGGAATAAAACTTGGTTGAAGTAATGGTTTTGTCTTTATTGCCAACCGAAACGTAATACTGCATATGTCTGTGACTCCGTTTCCCAGAGTAACACACACGTTTCTTGTTCTCAAACAATATTTACGAATATGACAATATCAACTAAGTCTTAGTCTTTGCTTCTAACAACTTCGTAAATCCCTCTATCACAGCATTAGTCCAAAACTCGTAGCTATAATCATCCAACTTATTCTCTTTTAACCATTTTCTTGTTGCGGTAGCCTTGGCAATAACCTTACGATCAGTAAGTTTGTCTGATCGCTTAACTTCAACAATAACCTTTTTACCGTCTTTATAAAGGATGAGAAAGTCTGGGGTATAGGTTCTGTACTTCCCAGCCACTGCATATCGAATGTTAATGCTTTCATATTCGTAGGATAATACGTTTGGATCTTGATCCAGATAGAGCGCAACTGTATGCTCCCAGCCCGACCTATATTTGATTGGTGTTGGACATTTAGGAGAGTGATGGATGCCTGTGATATAGTGACGTTTGCGTTTACGTCTACGCTTTACAGGCTTCTTTTTTGGTCGCATAATACCAAATTATAAATACTTAAGGGTTATGAAACTACAATATATATTGTTTGAATCGGTATCCACAAATGATGTTATTGAACAGATGGCCATACCTGCTACTAGTAATGGAAGTGCAACGTCTAGAATATTTGATAATATAGCCTATGAATATGAAGAATTTGATGGTGACATGTATAACGTAATTGACGCATTCATCGATCTTAACCATAGTGCAATTCAAAGTATTTTGCAATTAGCTACGAAATTCGAATATCTCGGCTCTGGTCAATATGGAGATGCATACGATTTAGGAAACTATGTTTTAAAAATTGAAGCCAGACGCAGCCCCGATATGCAACAAAATGCAAATTCCGAAGAACGTGGGAAAAAAACTACAAAAGCCTTGTGGAGCGGTAAAAAAAGTATGGGCAAAGCCGTTCCTATGATTTATGACTCTGGAGAGTTTCATTTTCTAGAACACACCTTTTACTGGGAAATAAAAGAAAAATTTGAAACACCTGACTTAAATGACAAAAAATTAAAGCAAGCCTTAACGGATACAATTGTTTTGTTGCAAATGAAAAACGGAATACATTACCTTGATGCATCTGACGTATCATATATCGCTGATAAACTTAGACTTGGAAAAGATTGGGTTAAAAGATTAGCCTCTGATATGGCCGAACTTAAAAAACAAGGAATGAACGACTTTCATGCTGGAAACATTGGCATTAGAAGATCAGGAGCAGAAGGTTATTTATATTTCTTTGATTAATCAGAAAGAAAAAGAGATCCATGTAAGTGTGGAAGACAACCAAGAGAAGAGTAGGGGAGACAGAGTTACATCAACTCAGAGGATATTCATCTCTTCTAATGATTGCTTTGTCAGTAGTTTATAAGCATCGATGCCATGTGTTTGGCAATACTCTTCAGCAGCTGACTGTTTTTGTTTTACTTTGGCTGATTCTGAATAAGCTGCTGGTTTGATTTCCCAAAGTTCTTTGCGACCGTCCACATATTCAACAAGAAAATCTGGAATGTAACGGCGAACGTGCTCTCTGTTTCCTTCATTTAGCTTATAAGTGATTGCAAATGGCTCATACGTGAACGTTTTCACTGTTATTTCTTTTTCCAGCCATTCAACCGCTGCTTTTTCCCAAGACGATCTATAGAAAACTTCTTTGCTCAATTTCTCAGAAAATATATATCCCTTTTCATGAAAGTTCTTCCCGTAAGCCCTACGTTTTCCCGCAATCATCTCAGAGGATACGATCTCCGACATTTTCTGTCTGGTTTGTGTTGTATGGTTTTTGCCATACATAGGGTTTTTCTCTCCGTTTAAACACCCTGTTTCTTTGTGATGTTTTGAGATTTTTTCTTTTGCTTCTTCTGTGTGATGCTTGCCAAACATAGGATGATTCGATTTATCCTTAAATCTATCTATGGCAGCTTTACGAAGCTTTTCTTTTATATCGTCATCCATTCGTGCATTATTAGCAATCAAACGTTCTCTAATCGCTGCGCCACGACAAGGTTTGCTACAAAAATGATGTTCGAACTTAGCAATCTGATTTTTCCATTGTAGGACAACTTTCTTGCAATAAAAACATTCAACTTCTGCTTTTCTAGGAGAAGCTTTATAGCTTTTTTCCATCGATCTCCGATGAGCATACGCACACTCAAGCTTACAGTAGTGGTTTTTGTTTTTTAGTTGCCGAGGGTCCAGCTTCTTTGGAGTAAAAACAATGTGACAAAAATCACATTCGATAACAACAATTCTCTGTTTTTGTTTAGGTTTACCAGCAATCGATTCAACTCTGTCTTCTATTATCATTTTTCACCTCTATTGTAGTATAGGTGATGATAAATAGTGGGTATAGGTCAAAAATCGATTTTTATCGAGAATTTCAGGCGATCCCCGGAGCGTTTCAAAACCGGTTGAGCCATTTTTGTTTTTACAATGACATTGAGATTATCGTCATGAAGATATAGATCGGTGATATACACATAACGTTTATCAAAATCACTAGCAAAATCCGTTGCTTCTAAATCACGATTCCAGCTTGGGTTACTGGAGCTTACAAGTTCAAGAGGGTTGGCGTACAAATCTGCCTTCATAACGTGAATGTTACGTTCACCTTGGAAAGAACATTCAAAACCGTTTTCTCCAAACCAATAAAGGCTTGGATTTTTGATTAGCACGATGCCGTTGTCATAAAAGATGTTGCCAACAGAGTTGTTTAAAGCTTGTGAACCAGAACAATCAGCACGATAAAGACTTCCAAATCCATCATCTTTGAGAGTGATACCAACCTTGCCATAACTGTTTGATACGTTTGTATCGGTGATTGTAAAGGTGTTTGGAGCTATTTTGTTGCCATAGAACAAGTTGGATATATCAAAGATAACAACTTGCAAACTTCCGTTTTCTTGAGTTCTTTGGAGAATGGTTGGTGTGCGCTGGGGGTTAAGAGTTCCAAGAGAACTTGTTACATCAAAGCCGGATAGTGCAGCGATAATACTTCTTGGATTTAGATCGGTGTTGAGAGTTGCACTTCCGCTAGTTGGAGGTACAAGATCATAGATTGATTCCAACGAATACATATTTCGTAGTGTAACCAAGTTAAAGGCTTGTTGTCCCTTATCGGTAACGAACGCACTTGAACTAAGGTTATTCAAGAGCTCGTAATAGTTTGGTGTGAACTGACCGTTATCGTTTGGCAGAATAGTTAAGCTGTTTTTACGAACCGAGCCTGTGTTGTAAAGAAACTGGTTAGCGGTTAGTTGCTGTGTGTTGCCAACAAGAGCACTTCCAGTGAGGTTTATCAGTCTTGGATAGTTTCCTGTAGCAAAGTCTCTTGTGTAGTTTTCGAGGTTGATGTAGTGACCACCTGTATCAAAACTAAGATCGACATTAAATGGATGTTCTGTTGTTCCGTTGATACATTGAAAAGGATGCACTAGCACACCACCAAGGGCTGCGGCGGTATTATCTACAGCCCTTGCAGGCGATTCTTTTGTGAACATAGGTGGAAGATAGAACAATAGATTTGGATCGCCTAATGGAGCTCCTGATAGGCTTCTTGAGGCTATTTCATTTTGGCTAAGATACTTGTTATAGATTTTCAGTTCATGCACTTCTGCATTGAGAGGGTGTGCAAGTTTATATGCTGGAGGTTCATCATAGTTTGGTGGAGTTAAGAGAAATGCAGGTGCGGAAACAGGAACACCAAATCGTGTTTGAGCTATATCAGAAAAGAACCAACCAGCTGTGCCTGTTTCTGGTGTTTCTAAAAAGTTTCCAACTGCTAGTACCGACTGAAATGCTTTACCGGTTTGTTGTTTAGGAGCAACGCTGGCAGACGGAATATAGAACGTACCTTGTTCTATTCCGTCAACCATAAACGAACCACTACCAAAGTTATAACTGTTTGTTCCCCATCTTACTGTTACATGATGCCATGTGTTTCTTGTTAAGCAGTTATC